GAGGAGAACTAAATATGTCATTTGACACATTAACAGTAGCTGAATTAAAGGAAATTGCAACGGAGTTTGCAGTAGACACAGAAGGCCTAAAAAATAAAAAAGAAGTAATTGCTGCCATGGCAGAAGAGGGCGTAACCTATTCTGTATATCAAAAGACAGTTAAAGCAATTGAAGAGGCTACAGAAGAAATTGAAATTTTACCAGTTTTTGATCCGAAGGCTCAGCCAGAAGATACTATCTTGGTACGTATGACAAGAGATAATCATAGATATGATATTCACGGATACAGCTTTACAAAGACTCATCCCTTTGTAGCAATGTCTGAAGATGATGCTCAAAAAATCTTTGATACAGAGGAGGGTTTTCGTTTAGCGACACCAAAGGAAGTTCAGGACTTCTACAACTAAACGTTAACATAAGTTAATGGAAATATTAGCAGGAACAAACTCACCAATACAGCACAGGGTATTTTGGAAAGGCGAATCTGCAGTTGCAGATAGCATACCCACAGTATCTTTATTACGAGCAGATGTACCAGCACAAACAGTTTTATACTCTGGCACTGCAGTTCAATCAGAGACCGATACAGGGGTTTACAATTTTTATGCACCACAAACCACTAAGCTTCCAGGATCTCTTATTGCAAGATGGCAATATGCGGTTGAAGGTTTTTCTATATCATATGATCAAAATGTTGATGTAGTTAAGCCATACGTAGACTTGTCACAAGTGATTAATGGTTTAGGTTTGGGCTCTGACTACAATGATCCAAATAGCAGAACTTATCAAGAGCTAGTTGATGCCGAGAAGTACTCTCGTAAAGTAATTGAAAATTACACTCAGCAAAAGTTCTACAGCTATCTTTCATCAGAGATTGCTTATGGGTCTGGTAACGATATTCTTCCTTTATCTAATAAGATAAACACTCTTCAAGCAATAGAAGTAAATGATATCCCGCTTACAGGAATGCCATTTGAAGTTGCTGAAAGTGGATTTTCAATTAGATTAAATCGTGCAGATATGCTTGACAACGTAACATATGTTGCTAACGGCTTGATCCCACCAACTATCAATGACTACTCAGGAATCTTTAATAAAGATGCTAGATATAAAGTCACGGGATACTTCGGCTGGGAAAAAGTTCCAAATGAAGTTGAGATGGCAGCTATTGAACTTATGAAAGACTATTTCTCTAAAGACAAAGTATGGAGAAACAAGTATATAAAGAGCATATCCACATTCGACTGGCAGTTTGATTTTAACTCAGCCACCTTTTCGGGTACTGGTAATAACTACGTAGACCAATTGCTTTTGCCTTATGTAATAAGCAAAATGGTATTGATATAAAATGAATAATCTTGTAGACTCCATCCTAAGCATGAAGATGGATGTGTATGTGCAGCAAGACGTACAGGACCAGGATACAGGCGCTATAAAAAAAGAATGGCTTTATTCAAAAACTGTTGCCTGCTATGCAAGAGGAATAATCACTAGCAGCGGAGCCAGATCTTCAGATGTCCAAACCATGAGTAATAGATATACTAACAAAGAAAATATTGAAATTAGAACTGAAGCAAGAGTAACCCTAAGAGACAAGATTACAAATATTAGAGACTCATCAGATAATGTTATTTGGGCCGAGCTAAATTACCCAACAGAAACTCCAACAGTCTTTGAACTAATTGGAACTACACCAATCACTGACCCATTCGGCGGAATACTAGGATACAACTGTTCAGCCCGTAGATCGGAGAATCAGGTAATTGGACTCTAGTGTTGCTTTACTACAAACCGCAAGCGGCCTTGAACGACCAATGGCTGGAAACAAGCCTGGGATAATTAAAGATTCCTCTGTAGCACAAATATCTGCATTCCTTTATTACCAAGCAAGTGTCCTTGGAAAACTTACAGCAAACAAAGCCTTTCAAAGTTTATTTAAACAAACTATATTTAATCAGATAAATAAAGATTTTGGGGACTATATAGATTCATCTGCAAGAGTAAAGCCAACTGCATTGCACCATGTTTATGAATGGAATAAAACGGGGCAAGAGACATCTAGACTATTTAAATTAAACAGGATGGATGCAGATGGACTTTCATTTAGAGTAACATATGACTTTAAATTATCTAAGTCTTCTGTCCCGTCTAAAAATAAAAAACAAAGAAAGAAATATGTATTTGCAACAAAGGCTTCTGTGATGGAAGCTGGAATGCCCGTAATAATCCGTCCAAGGTCCGCTGAGCGCTTAGTATTTGAGTTAGATGGTATTACCGTGTTTATGCCCAAAGGGTCCTCAGTGACCGTTAAAAGCCCAGGAGGACGTGCCTCATCAAATCAATTTAGACTACACTACGGAAGATATTTTGGGGGGCAGCTTGTTAATAATTCAATCAAGGCCTCTGGGTTTCAGAATATATTTAACGCCAAAATGAGCAAGGCATTAGATACACCAGCAAGTATTCGAAAAGTGCAATATAGCTTCACAGCTGGTAAAATTAGGTTGGAAGCAGATATGGAATTACAAACGGCATTTGGGGGAGCACTATGACAGTAGATTATAAGATAGATGCAGTATTTGAACTACGCAAGTTCCTCTGGAATGAATTAAAGACTACAAAGATATTTGATCCTACAGAATACTACAGCGATAATATTAATATGGAGATTATTCCAATTATCCCAGTTCAGCAACAGCCAGAACTCAATCAATTTTTAAGCGGGAAGAAGCATATTGTCTATGACAAGATTGGCCTATCCTATGAGGACATATGGCTACTATGCTGCGAGAAGGTTTTATTTACAGTGTATTCCACAGACGTATCCGACATATATGAGATCCGAAATTTGATGACAGACCTATTCAGAAGAATGGACGATTCTGCCAGAGATATTAATAAATTTAAGGATGAGCCAAAGATTAAATTTCACAGTATACAGGTTGTTGAGACCTCACCCATAACCCCGTCAGAGGAACTTCAGGGCTTCCTATCGTCCGACATAATCCTAGAAGTAAAATATTCAAGAATCACTGGCCCAGATGGACGTTTTATCTAAGTTGCGTTTGGGGTCATTATACACTAAAATTAGCTTAGAGGAAAAAGCCTAGCCAGCTTTGATTTAGATTTAAAACGTAAGTCAATATATATATATTTATTTAACAGGAGGTTTTACAACATGGCACAAAACACAGGTAATGCTAGAAATATTCTTGTTGGTGCGTCACCATTGTTCCTTACAACACTTGATATCACATCTGGGCAATATGCAGATTTTGAAGCAGGAGTTTTAAGAGCAGGCACAGCAACAAAGAACGATAAGGTACCAGCATTCGTAGCACCAACAACATCAGCAGCGGGAACATCTTACACAGATACACTTAACGCACTAGATGCAGGTGTAGGACAAGATGGAGCCTACCGTAACGTAGGTTACACAAATAACGGTCTTCAGGTTACATACAACCCATCATACGGTTCAGTAACAGTAGATCAGCTTCTTGACTCAGCAAAGCTTTTCAAGGAGACAATGGAAGTTATGATCGCAACAGAAATGGCAGAAGGTACTCTTGAGAACGTTCTTGCTGTATTTGGTCAGCGCTCAGACACATTAGATTCATCAGTTGCAACAAAGAAGACTCTAGGTCTTGCTGGTGGAGCACTAGGTGAGGCTCCAACAGAGCGTCAGCTAATTGCAGTTGGACAGGCTCCAACTTCAGATACAGTTTCAGCTTCTGAGCGTGTATATTATGCACGTCGTGTTCTTTCTGTACAACAGTCACAGTTCTCTTTGGCTCGTAACGCAGCATCAACATTCCCAGTAACATTCCGTTTGCTACCATCAGGTGCATCGACTCACGCTGGTAAGGAATATGGTTTCATTGTAGACCGTGTTCTCTCAAAGCTACCAACACCATAATTAATATAATTAATTAATAGATTACCCCCCAAGCAATTGGGGGGTTTTCTATTGCCATTGTATTTTGAATATGATACAATAATTAAGACTAGATCCTAGGAGGATTAAATTGGCAACTACAGTATATGATGTTGAAGAAATTCAGCTACAGAATGGCGCTACAGTTAAGCTTAAGCCTTTAACAATTAAAGAGCTACGTGAGTTTATGAAGGTCATTAATAAGACACAAGAAGTAACAACAGAAGACGAAACATTAACAATCCTTATTGAGGCTTGTGGAGTGGCTTTACAGAAGCAGCTTCCAGACTTAGTAGCGGACAAAGACGCATTTGAAGACACACTTGACGTTCCAACTATCAATCGCATTCTTGAAGTTTGCGGAGGAATTAAGATGGACGACCCAAACCTACTAGCGGCAGCAGTACTGGCTGGTCAGAACTAGATCTAGCCGCTTTAGAAGGGGAAGTTTTTCTTCTTGGTAATTGGATAAATTACGAACAGTTAGAAGAAAGTCTTTCAATGCCAGAATTAGTCCAGACTTTTAAATCAATGCAAAAAACTGAATCGGAAAAAAGAAAATTCTTAGCTTCAATTCAGGGAGTAGATTTAAATGAAAGCAGTAATGAAAATAAGGAGGGGTCATCCTTCGAAGATGTTAAAAGAAGAGCACTTGGAATTACGGCATCAGCAAACGATGTTGTATCATTACAAGGGTCATTCGCCAGCGAAGCTGGTTTTGGCATTGGAGCGGGATTAGGATACTCTATAGAGTAACATAGTAATATGGCAGATAATAATTTAACCACGTTTATTACCGCCAACGCAGACTTTACGAGTTTAAGAACTCAGCTAGCTGCGGTTACTGCCCAACTCGTAAAATTACAAGAAACAACTGCTGGCACAAACGCTAAACTTGCAAATCAAATTGCAGTGATGAACAAGTCGTTTGCCACGACACTTACTTCAACAGGGCAATTTTCACAACACTTTGTATCTCTAACTTCAGACGTAGACAAGTTTGGAAGAAATTTAGATAGAGGCCGACTCAAGCTCAACGAATATTATAATGCTTGGAGCGGCCATACAAAGAAAACAAGCAATTTAGTTAGAGAACTTGCTAAGCAGCAAGTAATGCTTCAGCAGGCTATAGTTCAGCCTGTAGGTAAAAACGCACAAGGCTTAATGCAATACAATGTTATGGTTGCAAAGGGTCTTGATGAAGTAAAGAACAAGATGGCTATTGCTACACAGCAAGCGGCAATTATGAACAAGGTCATGCTTGACGGATCAACAGGACTTATTAACTGGGGTAAAAATACTCAGTGGGCTGGACGTCAATTAACAGTAGGACTTACTGTTCCACTTATTGCATTTGGCGCAGCAGCACAAAAAGCATTTAAAGAAGCAGACCAAGAACTAGTAAGATTAACAAAGGTTTATGGCGGATTAGCTGCAACATCTTCAGCAGATTTGGCTCAAGTTAGAAAAGATATTAGCGCAACCGCAAAAGAAATTGCAAGCTCTTATGGAGTTGCATACAAAGAAACAATTGCATTAGCGGCTGATCTTGCAGCAACAGGACAACAGGGCAACGACTTAATAGCTGCTACACAACAAACTACAAGGCTAGCGGTTCTTGGTGAAGTTGATAGACAAGAAGCAATGAAAGCAACTCTTGCAATTCAAAACGCATTTAAACAAAGCACAGACGAACTTACCGCATCAATTGACTTTCTTAACGCAGTTGAAAACCAGACATCAACAAGCCTTGCAGATTTAACTGAAGCTATTCCAAAGGCAGGGCCAGTAGTTAAATCACTAGGTGGAGATGTAAAAGATTTAGCGCTTTACCTTACAGCAATGAAAGAAGGCGGAGTAAACGCTTCTGAAGGCGCAAACGCAATTAAGTCTGCAATGGCATCATTAATTAACCCAACAAAAGTTGCAACCGAACAATTTATGGGGTTTGGAATTGACCTTAAGGGAATAGTAAACGATAACGCTGGAAACCTTACAGAAACTATAATGGACTTGCAATCAGCGCTAGACCAGCTTAATCCTTTAGATAAATCTAGAGCAATCGAACAGCTATTTGGAAAATTCCAGTATGCAAGAATGTCTGCACTATTTGAAAACCTCGGGAAATCAGGGTCACAGACATTGCAAGTTATGGACTTAATGAAAGCAAGTGCGGTTGAACTTGCAGGTATCTCTGAGCGAGAATTAAAGATGATCACAGAGTCAGCCTCTGGACAGTTTAAGAGAGCATGGGCTGCAGTACAAGCAGACCTTGCTACAGTAGGAGAGCAATTCTTAAGAATAAGCACAAAAGTTTTAAAGGTAGTAGATGCAATAATTAATTTCTTTAAAGCACTTCCAGGCCCAGTTAAAACATTCCTTAATGCATTAGGTGGAATAACAGCAATTGCTGGACCACTCATCATGATGGCTGGTGTTATGGGTAACTTTATTGGTTATGTTGTAAAGGGCATATTCCATTTAAGACAACTTGCTAAGGGTGGGCAGGGCTTTAGGTTATTAACTCCAGAAATCATTGCAGCAGATGCTGCAGCAAAGGGATTAGCAACATCTTTTTATTCAGACTCAGAAGCAACTATAGTATTAAAAAATGCAGTAGACACTCTTGCAGCATCTTTCACAGGACTTGAGACAAGAGCCAACGCAGCTAAGGTTGCAGTTCAACCAGCAATATCTACAGTCGCAGGAAGTGTACTTGCAGCAGGCGGAGTGGGACAAAGAATAGTGGACAAGAGCAACCCACTAATTGGAGAGCCATACTCAAGAGATATGTCTCATATGATTCCAGCACAAACAAATCAGCCAGGAACTATATTTGGAACAGTTCCAGGTGCAGCCCCAGTTAATATTAGAATTGGTAAAAACCCACAAGCATATATGAACGCAGATATGCCAAAGATTCCAGGAGTTACATCAGTAAATGGAATATCTACTGGAGTAGTTGCAGCAGAAGCCGCAAAGTGGCATGCAATGACTGCAGCAATTGCAATGCAATCAGAAGCAGAAATTAAATTATTAAAGACAGAGGTAATGGCAACTGGAACAGTTACATCAAGCCTATCGGATTCCTATCAAGCTTTACTACCACAATTTTCCGAAATTACTCAACTTGCAGCAGCTGAAACACAAGCAATTGTTCAACAGCTTCAGGCAAGTAAAATAACAGTAGAGCAGGCAAGAGCAAAAGTAATTCAGTTAAATGCAACAGTAGAAGCAATGCTTGCAGAAACAACAGCACTTACAGCCCAATCAATGGGAAGAACTGCAAACTTAACTACAGTGCCATTTACATCTCAGCCAGTAGTTGACCCAGCCACTGGGAAATCAAATATGAAAGAGATGTTCCATAAGGGATCAACAAAAAATCTTGTAGATAAAATTGCTAGAGCTCTCGGAGGAGTTAGAACTTCGGGCGCAGGGTATAACATTCAAACAACAAAACCTAAGTTTGCTGACGGCGGAATCGTACCAGGAACAGGTAATACAGATACATATCACACAACAGCAGAGGCTGGATCTTTTGTAATTAATAAGAAGTCTACTCAAGAAAATATGCCAATAATAAGCAGTCTGCTAGGTGGAACTCCTAAGTTTGCTGACGGTGGTCAAGTACCTGTTGTTCTGACTCCTGGAGAAGCAGTAATACCTGCAGCAATTGCACAAAAGAATATGCCTTTGATGTATGAGCTAAATGGTGGTCCAGGAAATACTTCAGGAGATGGACAGCATGTAGATGGTGGAGGAATAACATTAGAAAGAAGCCATCTTGCAGAAGGAACTCCTTCAGATCTTAAAAAAGTTAGATCTACAAAAGGCTATGCAAAAACAGTAAGTGTTAGCAGGGGTATACCAATTTGGATGACAAGAGATGCAAACCAAGAGACACGATCTATTGGCAAAGGAATGACGGGACCAGAATTAGCTAAAGAATTTAGAAAAGCAATTAAGGCAGGCCATCATCCATTTGAACCATGGTTGACTGCGTCAAATGATCTCGGCGGAGATCCAAAAAATGCCGCTAAGTTTGATAAAGTTTTTAATGAAATGCTAGATAAGCTTGAAAATGATAAAAGAGTCTTTGGCGGTAAAAATGGAGCAATGACATTTGAAAAATGGTTCCAAAAAGAAATTCTACCATCTAAATCGTTTAGTCAAATAAGAGTAGGTAGTAGATCATTTAAGTCTATATTTAATTCAGTTCTTCAACCAATGGGGCCAAGAGACGGCAAGCCACTTGCTGCCCTACAAACATTAATTAATGGAAGAAATGGATTGACTACAATTGAAAAATCTAGACTGTCTGTAGTTGCAAAGGGGCTACTAGGAACATTTAGCGGAAGTTCTTACAATGGCGGTAGACAAGGTCTTGCTAAGCTTATGGCAAAAGCATTCCTTAAGAGAAACTCTGGAGGAATGATCCCAGGTAAGTTTGCACAAAGACTATTTGGCGGAGGAAGATTATTCCTAGGAATGCCTAAAACACTTAAGCAAGTAGAAGCTCAAAGAGCTCAAAAGGCTGCAATGGAAAGAGCTAATGATGCAGTAAATAATTCTAGATTTGCAAAAAAGCCTATTACACAATATGGAGATTTGTTAGAGCCAACTTCAGGTAGAAGCTTCCCAGTTCAAGGCATAGGAGGAGTTTATTCAAAGAACGGAGATAAGGTTTTTGTAAAGCCTGTCTTAGATGAAAAGGCTGCATTGGCTGAAATGAGAGCTACTCAAATTGCTCGTGAAGTACATGGATTAAATGCTCCAAACCAAAAAATTGTAGTTATGAGAGACCCTTCAGATCCAACAGGCAAGCGTAAACTTCTTGCACTTGAATCAAAGTATGACGAAGCATTTGCAAAGCAAGATGGTAAATTTGACGAAGACCAATATTTTAGACAGCTAACAGCTTCAGCATTACGTGGAGACAAAGACCTAGGAAGAGGAAATCTATCAGGTAATGTTCTAGCGGATGTAGGTACAGCTGGAGTTTTTGCAACCGCCTCTGGTGTTAGAGATTACTCTGCAACAATGCCATCATTTAAAGATCAAGCTGTAATTAATTTGTTGGGTAAAAAAGGAAGCTCTGCAAAAAGATTCTTTGCAGAATCTACATTGGATATACCAAAGGGAATGACTGCAGAACAGTATAATGATCGCATGCTTAAAGAGATCAACGATGCTTTGCCTAAGCTCAAGCAAACTGTTGCAACTTTCCCTGATTTAACTGCAGAAGAAAGAATTATATATCATGCAATGATTAAAAGACTTTCTGATGCAAGAAAGCCAAATGCAAATTATGCAGATCTACATGGCATACATTCTGCAGTACAAATATCTGAGCCAAAATCACTCACTCCTGCAGCAATTGCTAAAATGATTGCAGCAGATGAATTAAAGCGCAGACAGTCTGGACATTCAGTAAGCTTATCAGACGCTAGCTTTAAAACAGCTAGTAACGGATTTGCAATTGGTGGATTAATCGGCAATGTGCTTAAGGGCAGGGCAATGCATAGAATTGGTGCAGGCTTTGGACCAACAGGGGCACCTAAGCCAAGCATGTATGAGTCAGCTCCCTGGGGAGTAAATTCATTATCTATTGAAATGGCTGACAAACTATTTGCAAATACAGGGCTAAGAAAGCACACTCAAAAATTATTTTACGATAAGTTTGCAGCAGCATTAGCAAAAGAAAAACCTTACGGATATGTAAAAATGCCAGATGGTACATTAAAGAACGGACTTGAGCCAGACGTATTAGATTCCGTTATAAGATCAGCAGCATCAGATTTAATCGGGGATAGAAATGTATTAAAGCAATTATCTCCAATTGATAAAGACATCTTAAGGCAAAAGTATCTGAACTGGGATTCTAAAAAAGATACTCCACTTACAGATTCTTTAAAGAAAATAATATTTAGTTTAGAGGGCAGAGAAAAGGGAGGACCAGTAAATGCTGGACAAGCATATGTAGTTGGAGAAAAAGGACCTGAGCTATTTGTTCCTAGAAATTCAGGCGGAATTGTTCCTAATAAAGCTACAATGGCACAAGGATATAACACAGGTGGATTCATTAAGATGATGCTTATGCAGATGCTTGGTTATCAGGGCGGAATGACTTTAGGAAAGATGAGCGGAATTCCTGGCGGAGATATTATTGGTGGAATGTTAGGTGGTATGCTAGGCATGGGCTCAATGGGTGGCGGAGGAAAACAAACTCCTATGACATCAAAGAGTAAATGGACAGCTCCTATGGGTGCAACAACCCCAGGAGCAAAAGTTCCATTTGCAGATGGACTTAAAGAGACAAAGAATTTAACTGCATACGGAACCAGACTAGAAGCACTTTCTAATAGCACAAATAAGTTTGCCAAGTTTGGAGGCTTTGCACTCAAAGCTGTAACTAGATTAAACCTTGCAGTAGGACTTGGTGCAACAGCAATATATCTTGCAAATAAAAGATGGCAAGATCATAGAGAGCATCTTAGAATTGGCGCACTTCAATATGGCCTAACAGAAGAAGCTGCTAAAAAAGCAGGCCTTAAATTTACTGACTATAGCTCAAAGCTTGCAGATACAGCGGCAAACATAAAAGCATTAAGAGAAAAGAATCAACTTCTTTATGAGAGCATGCAACTTGCTGGAACCCCAATAAAGCTTACAATCGAAGAATACAAAAAATTGAGAGCAGAAGTTAAATCTTCCTATGCAGATCAAATTAAATTAATTAATCAGACTAAGGGTGACGGAAATACAAAGAAGCTTGCAATGGACCTAAAGGTTCAATTAATGGCTGCGGGAATGTCTGCAGAAGAGGCAACTAAGAAAATTTGGGCAATGTTTAAAATGTCTGAAAAAGCTAAAGATGCTGGAGCGTTTACATTAGGAAACGCAGGATTTAATAAAATTGAAACAAAGCAAGACGCTGCAGCAAATGCAGTAGCAAGATATAGAACGGCAGCAGCGGAAGGCGGAGTAGAAGGAGCTAACCAGGTAAACACTGGACTAACAGCAATTGATACAGGAATACAAGACTTAATTGATAAGAGCAAGGCGGAAAATAAAAAAGATAAAAGCAAGCCAATACTAACTCAATACGAAGCTCAAGAAAAATTAATGAAGAGGCTTAATGCCCTAGAGTCTTCAAAGATTAAGCTTACTGCAGCAACTAGAGCGGAAATGATTAAGCAAAACCCTGCTCTTGAAAAGGTACTTAATCCAGCAGACACACTTGTAAGCTTGTTTGAAAAAATGAATCTCGCATCTAAAGGATTCACTGGCAACCTTTCAGAGCTTGGCTCTGAGGCTGTATCGGCTTTATCTAGAGTTGCAGATGTTGCTG